GCGCGGGAAGTCGCAGATCAAGCACGTCATGAAGAACCCGGCAGGGATTGCCCTCGCCGCCGACCAGTACAGCGCATCCTTTTTCAAGAACGGCGCCAAGCCGGATTTCGCTATCGAGATGGTCGGGAATCCGAACACCGAGCAGGTGGAGGAAATGCGCCGCGTCTGGACCGAGAAGTATGGAGGAGTCGGCAAGAACCATCTCCCGGCTATTCTGTTCGGTGGGTCGAAGATCCATGAACTGACCATCAACGCAGAGGACGCACAGCTTATCGCTACCCGTCAATTTCAGGTGGAGGACATCGCCCGGATATTTGGCGTCCCTCCTCACATGATCGGGCACACGACCAACACGACGAGTTGGGGCAGCGGCGTTGAAAACATGGGCATCGCCTTTGTCAAATATACCCTTGGTCGGCACCTCGTCAAGATCGAGCAGGAAATAAACCGCAAGTCTTTCCCATTCGGCGGGGCGGTATTTGCGGAGTTCAACACCGCAGGGCTCGAACGCGGAGACTACAAGACCCGCAATGAGGGATACCGTATCGCACTCGGACGCGCCGGGGAGCCGGGGTGGATGACCATCAACCAGGTTCGCAAGCTGGAAAACATGCCCCCAATCGAAGGCGGCGACGAACTCAACAAAGGAGAGGCCAATGCACCTCAACCCGCTCAGAAACCTGCTTGAAGCCAACAAGGGGAAGGGCCTCTTTAGGGCTGAAGTCTCGGGGGACGAGGCAACCATTTTCCTTTATGACATCATCGTTCGAGATGACATGTGGGGCGGTGTTTCGGCTCTGGCCTTCGCTCAGGCCCTCGCACAAGTAACGGCATCGAAGATCCATCTTCGCATCGACAGCCCGGGCGGGGATGTGTTCGCTTCCGTTGCCATGGCGCAGCATATGCGGGAGCACAAGGCCGAGATCATCGTGCATGTGGATGGTTTCGCCGCCAGCGCGGCGACTCAACTCCTCATGGCCGGTGATAAATCGGTTATCAGTCCCGGTGGCCAGGTGATGATTCATAAAGCCTGGTCCATTGCCGCAGGGAACTCGGACGACTTTGACGGGATGTCGGCGCTTTTGCATAAGATCGACAACCAGATTGCCGAGAGCTACGCAGCCAAGACCGGCAAGGACGTTGAAGAGCTCATGACCATGATGAAGGCCGAAACGTGGATGACGGAGAAGGAGGCCGTCGAGATGGGATTCGTTGACGCCCTCGCCGAGCCCAACCCCGATAAAATCAAAACGATGTGGGACCTTTCCGCATACAAGGCCGCCCCCAAGGCGGACCCGACACCCAAAACACCTGAACCGGCACCCAAAGCCGAAGATGAAACCATTATCCCCAACAACGACAACCTCCGTAGACATTTGCGCATCACCGTAGGGGCCAACTAAGGCACCCGCAACCAACCAAAAGGAGCACAGAAATGAAGAGTCTGCAAGCCATGCGGGAAAAACGGGCGGCCCTCGCCAAGGACCTCCACGCCCTGATCGACGGGACCGAAGGCAAGACCTGGACCCCTGAAAATCAGGCCACCTACGACGCCAAACTCAAGGAGGTTGACGACCTCGACGCCGGTATCAAGCGCGTCTCCGACGTTCAGGCCCGGCTGGCGACCGAAAGCCTTGCCGGTGAGATCATCGACAAATCCGAACACCTCGCCGGGAAGGGAAGCAAGGGTGCCGCCCTCTTCGCCAAATGGGTACGCGGCGGGGATTCGGCCCTCTCCGCTGCCGAGTGGACCGAAATCCGCAACACCATGTCGACCACCACCGGTTCCGAAGGCGGGTATTCCGTCCAGACCGAAGTCGCCACCAAGATCATGGACGCGCTCAAGGCGTTCGGCGGTGTTCGTTCCGTCGCTACGGTTCTCCAGACCGGCGCCGGGAATCCCATGTCGTTCCCGACATCCGACGGCACCAGCGAAACCGGCGAGCAGGTCGCGGAGAATACCGAAGTCGCCGCAGCCGATCCCGTCCTCGGAACGCTGGCCCTCGACACCTACAAATTTTCGTCCAAGGTTGTCGCCTGTCCGGTGGAACTCCTCCAGGACTCCACCGTCGACATCGAAGCGTTCGTCAATGGACGCCTCGCGACCCGGATTGCCCGCATCACGAACAACAAGTTCACCCTCGGCAACGGATCATCGACCCCCCGGGGCGTTGTCGTCGCCGCTGGTGCCGGTAAGGTCGGAACCACCGGCCAAACCCTCTCGGTCATTTTCGATGACCTCGTTGACCTCGTTCATGCGGTCGACCCGGCATACCGGGGACTCCCCGGCTGTGCCTTCATGATGCACGACGACAGCCTCGCCGTGGTCCGCAAGCTCAAAGACACCCAGGGCCGCCCGATCTTCCTTCCCGGGTACGACGGCCTGACCGGCACCATGCCCGACTCCCTGCTGGGTTACCCGATCCAGATCAACCAGGACATGGCCGTTATGGCCGCCAGCGCCAAGTCGATTCTGTTCGGCAATTTCTCCTTCTACTACGTCCGCGACGTGGTGGGATCGGTCGCCATGCACCGCTTCACCGATTCGGCCTATGCCAAACTCGGCCAGGTCGGGTTCCTTCAGTTCTCCCGTCACGGCGGGAACCTGATGGACGTCGGCGGTGCCATCAAGTACTACCAGAACAGCGCAACCTAAGCCCTCTTTCCCTGCGGGGAGGCGTCTCAATCGCCTCCCCGCTCTTTTGAGGTTCCGATGGCCAGACCAAGAAAAATTGAACCAATCGAACAGACCAAGCCGCAGACCGTCGAAGTCCTCGTTCTCTCGCGGTGCCATCTCGGGAAATGTGGCGCCGTTGTCGTTATCCCCCGGGGAATTTTGCGCGAAGCCCTCGCCAATGGACTCGTCGACGACAATCCGACCGCTGTACAGTCCGCAAAGGGGTAGCCATGGCAAGAGAGATTATCACCGCGCCGACCCATGAGCCCGTCACGCTCGAAGAGGCCAAGGCCCATTTGCGCGTCAGCGGGGCAGATGATGATATCTACATTTCGGCGCTTATTTCTGTTGCAAGAGAGAGGGCGGAGACGTTCACACAGCGGGCGTTTGTCAGCCAAACCCAGGCGGTATATCTGGACGCATGGCCCTGCGGTGACTTGCGCATTAATGTCGCTCCGGTGGTGGCTGTCGAGTCTGTGGAGTATTTCGACACCGACAACGCGGAGCAAACCCTCGACCCGGCAGAATATTACGTTGACACCAAGAGCAACCCCGCAAGGTTGCGCCCCGTCACGGCATGGCCTGATATCTATGCCCGCCCGAATGCGATCACGGTTACATTCACGGCAGGATACGGGGCATCCCCTGCGGTGCCTCTGACGATAAAGCAGGCCATGCTTTTGATGGTCGGCGACATGTTCGAAAACCGCGAGGAATCCATTATCGGGACAAGCGCGGCGGTGCTTCACGTTACCGCCGAACGGCTTCTTCGCCCCTTTTGCGCGGCGGGGTAGGCTATGAGGTCGGGAGCACTGCGGCACAGGGTCACCATCGAGGAGTTGACGAACACCCAGGATTCTTTCGGCGGGGAGGTCGGGGCATGGTCGGCTTTTGCGTCCAATATCCCGGCATCGTTTGAACCGGTCAGCGGCAAGGAACTGATTGCCGCCGACGTTGAAACTTCCCAGATTACCGCAAGATTCAGAATCAGGCATCTCTCCGGGGTGACTGCGGCCATGAGGGTTGTCTATGATGGGCGGATTTTCCAGATTGTTTCCCCGCCCATTGACCCCAGGGGCCTGAAGAAGGAACTGCATCTGATGACCGTGGAGACGATGTGAAAGTCAGCATGAAAGTTGAGGGGCTGAAGGAACTGGAGGCGACCTTGCTGCAACTCCCTGCGGTCGGAGCATCCAAAGTTCTGCGCTCGGCGCTCATGTTCGCAATCACGCCATGGCAAAAGTCGGCACGGGAGAAGGTGGCACATCTCACCGGCAAACTGTCCAAGGCGATCACAAAAAGATCCTTCCTGACCAAGGCCAACAATTACCACGCAGAGGCCGGGATTGTCATGAACACGAAAAAGAGGGCGACCGGATGGAAGTGGCATCTCTTGGAATTCGGGACGAGTCACAGCAAGGCGGAGCCGTTCATCCGCCCTGCTTTTGACGGTAGCCAAGAGACGGTGATTTCCCGGTTCGTCAGCCAGGTCAAAAAACGGATTGCCGTCGAACTTGCCAAGGTGAAAAAATGATCGAGCCGAACCTGAAGACGACCATAGCCGGAGCTATTGCAGGTGGCCGGGTTTACCCTTTGGTCATTCCTGAAGGGATTGCCCTCCCGGCTGCTACATATCAGCGCGTTTCGGGCGGGTCGAATTTGGATAGCGACGGAGTGACCGACATGGTTGAAAGCCGCTTCCAGATTACGGCAATCGCATCGACCTACGCCGCTGCTGTGACGGCTGCCGTTGCCATAAGAACGGCCCTCGACGGATTCGCCGGGACGATGGGAACAACGCAGGTTGAGGGGATACGCAAAGAAGGGCACAACGAGGACTACGAGGACCAGACAGGGCGATATACCATAGCCCAGGATTTCATCATCTTTTACAAGGAGTAAGAAAACATGGCAAAACTTGGCTTTGGAACCGTTCTCGCCGTCGCAGATATCGCGACGGGTCTGGTCTTCGCCACCATCGCGCAGATCACCAGCATTACCCCCTTCAACGTCACCCGCGAAGCTCACGACACAACCAGCATGGACATCACCGACGGATACAAGACCGTCCTCGGTGGCCTCAAGGATTCGGGGGAATGCGCCATCGAGGTCAATTATGAACCCGACGTTCACAACACCCTCCTTGCCGATTTCGATGCAGAAAACCCCATGAAATACCGCGTCACCTTCCCCACTGGCGACGTTGCCAGCTTCGACGGGGTACAGACCGGCTTTTCCCCGTCGGCGCCCATGGAAGACAAGATGAGTGCCAGCATCACCATCAAAATCAGCGGCAAAATCGTCTGGACTTAATTGATATGATCGGCGCGGCACCCTGACCGGTGCCGCGCCAAGGAGGATCGAATGATCGACAAAAAGAAACTGTTCGCCAAAGGGACCCCGAAACGCGAAGCCGTCACCGTTCCCGGGCTCAAGGAAAAAGTTACAGTCCGGGGATTGAGCGCAGCACAGCGCGGGATGCTTTTTCTCGAAGTGTTCGAAGACGGCAAGCCGAAGGAAGGCAAGTTCTTTGCCGCCGAACTCGTCGCCCGGTGCGTCATTGACGATGAGGGCAAGCGCGTATTCGAGGACTCCGACGTTGAAGAGTTGGGGACCATGGCGCCGGAATTTCTCGACCCTCTTTTTGAAGCGGCGAATCGTCTCTCCGGTCTGGCTGCGACGGCGACTGACGAGGCCACAAAAAACTAATAGCCCACCCGGAGCGGCGGTTCGCCTTCCGCCTCGCTCTTGCGGTGGGCCGCACCGACGTCGACACGATGCTTGCCGAAATGGACTCATGCGCGTTTGTCGAGTGGATGGCGTTTTTCTCCCTTGAACCATGGGGATACGACGCTGGAAACTGGCGGTCTGGCATCGTCTCGGCCACGATTGCAAACGTCAACAGGGCCAAGGGGCAAAAGGCATTCAAGCCTGCCGACTTCATGCCCGTCCTGAAAAAGCAGCAGACCGTCGAAGAAATGATTTCCGCCCTCAAATCCTACGGGTAAATAAATGGCCGGATTACTAGGAAAACTCGTGCTCAAGATGTCCGCCGATTCTGCGGAATTCGAAAGCAACATGGCGAAGGCCCGACAGTCTTCTTCCGATTTTGGGGCGTCGGCTGTTGCTGCCGGGGCTGTGGCAGGGAAAGCCCTTGCCGCTGCCGGTGCCGCTGCCATTGCTGCCGGGGTGCTCATCGTCAAGAGCAATCTGGCTTCGATTGACTCTCTTGCCAAGGTGTCCGACAAGCTCGGCATCTCGACCGAAGCCCTTGCCGGGTTCCGACACGCTGCCGAATTGAGCGGAACGTCACAAGAAGCCGCAGATAAAGCTCTTCAAAAGATGGTTCGGAGCATCGGCGAGGCTCAAAACGGGGTAGGTATGGCCCGTGTTGAGTTCGAGAAAATGGGGCTATCCGTACAGGCTCTTGCCGGGATGAAGCCGGAGCAGGCTTTTGCCGCCATATCCGACGCAACGAACAACATGGCGACGCAGAGCGAAAAAGCCGCCAGTGCCGCCGCCATTTTCGGGAGGGAAGGCGTTTCCCTTCTCAACACCATGAAGCTCGGGAGCGAAGGGCTTGCCGCAACGGCTCACGAGGCCGAAGTGCTCGGGCTTACGCTCTCCCGCGTTGACGCCGCCAAAGTCGAAGCCGCCAATGATTCGATGACGCGGATGAGTGCGTCAAGTGCCGGGTTCGGAAAGATCCTGACCGTTGCAGTTGCTCCATACATCCAGGCCGTTGCCGACGCGCTCACGCAGGCCGGAATCAAGAGCAACGGATTCCGCGATCAGATCGGAACCGGGATGGAATTAGCCACTCGCGGGGTGGTGATGTTGGCGAAGGCATTCTATGGGCTCAATCTCGTATGGGATGGGCTCAAGCTGGCGTTTAACGTGATGTCGACATTCCTTCAGGAGGGTTTACTGAAGGTCATGGCTGCGGCACAATCGACGCTTGAATTTGCCAACGTCGGCGGGGTCTTTGATGACCAGGTGGCCGCAGGGCAGGCGATCCTTGAACAACAGGCGCAAATTGTCGCAACGCTCAAGGCGGATAGGGAATCCATTCTTGCCGGTGGAGCGGAAACCCTCTCTCAGTATGACGCCATCGAAGGGAAGGTGCTGGCCTACAAGGCAGCGATTGAAGCGGCGTCACAGGCGGCGGCGGAATCGGTCGCGGCCTCGGCGCCCGGGCAGATGGAAACCGACGGCGCCATGGAAGCGTCCATAACCCAGGCGGAAGCGGACAAATACGCGGCAAAACTCGCGGCCCTCGACACATATCTTGCCGATGAGCAGGAGCGTTTGTTCAACGCCAGTGTCGCCCGGGCCGAAATGGTCACGGCGGCCAATGAATCGGGGATCATCAACGAGGAAACGCGCAACGCCCTCCTCGAAAAGATTGCCGCAGACCATCAAACCAAATTGACGGCTCTGACCGCCAAAGGATTGACGGAGCGCGAAAAGTTCCAAGCGAAAAGCATGGCCGGGCAGGTCAAGCAGGTTGTCGGCGCTCTTGTCGAAATGACCGCAGGCACGGCCCGGGAAAACAAGGTCATGTTCGCCATCAACAAGGCGGCGGCCATTGCAAATGCAATCATCAACACCTACCAGGGGGCGTCTCTGGCCCTCGCCACCTACCCCGGGCCTATCGGGTGGGGCATGGCAGCGGCAACCGTTGCCATGGGTATCGCTCAGGTCATGCAAATAGCTACAACATCATTTGGAAGCAGTGCCGCCCCTTCTGTTGCTGCAACGGGAGCATCGGGGACCGTGCAGACGGTGGACCCGCTGGAACAACAGGGCAGCAGGGATCAGCAACCCGCTGGCAACGTGTTCAACCTGACGGTCTACGGCAGCGTGGTGGACCATGACGCATTCGCCCGCGAGACATTCGACGCTTTTCAACGTGCCAGCAATGACGGGATGGACCGATGAAGCCCTGCTTTTTATCCACAAGCGTACTGGTCGGGGCGACCCTTGCCGCCCCTTCCGGGTACGGTTTTCCCGTCGACAACATCATCGACCGCAGGCCCTACACCTATTGGCAGGGGGCTGACACTGCAACGCAGCGCATCACGGTTGATTGCGGGGTCCCCGTTTCCGCCGACACTCTCGCCATTTCGGGGCACAACCTTTCGGGGTCGACTCTGACCGTGGAGAAGAGTACCGACGGCGCGGCATGGACAGTTATCAATACCATAGGCCCGTCGGATAACCTCTCTATCGCGATCCCTTTCGGGTCCATCATTGCCGGCGAAAGGGTCAACCCGACAGAAGTATCCCGCTATTGGGCGTTGAAGATCGAAGGCGCCGACGAAATCCCCTTTATCGGGGTCATGATGATCGGACGGCGCTTTTCTCTTCCCAGGTTCCCTACCGGGAGCTTTATCCCCGAATCGGAAACGGCGGAAATCGAAAACCTGGACAGCAAAAACGGCCTGCCGTTGGGGAG